ATTTATAATGGCTTATAAAGGGAAATATACAATTAAGAACAAACAAAAGTACATAGGTGATCCTAGTAAGGTAGTCTATCGTTCTTTATGGGAGAGACAAGCATTTAAATGGTGCGAATCTAATCCTAAAGTTAAAAAGTGGAATAGCGAAGAGATAGTAGTGCCTTATAAGTGCAAGACTGACAATAAACTGCATAGATATTATGTGGATTTACTTGTTGAACTGGACAATAAGGAAATTATTCTGGTTGAAATTAAACCTAAAAATCAAACTATACCACCTAAGAAACCTTCTAGGAAGACTAAAAGATATATTAATGAGGTTACCACTTACATTAAGAATACATCTAAGTGGACAGCAGCAAAACAATATGCAGATCACAAAGGGTGGAAATTTCAAATATGGACGGAAGATACTTTATCCAATCTTGGTATAAAGCTACTAAAAGGCTAATATAAATAGTTATATGGCATCAATATTCGATACAATCAGCGCAGCGGCATTTAGAGCAGGAATCCGATCAAGGACTCCTAAATCTGAAGAGTGGTTTACTAATAAGGTAAGAGAACTAGAAATGCCTTCTAGGACTAAAATACTCCAAGATGACGCATTAACAAAAAAGAGTAAAGTTCAAGTGGGCGATATGGTCATGTATTTCTATGACCCAAAGACAAAAGAGACACTTCCTTACTACGATAGATTTCCATTAACAATAGTAGTTGGCCCTGCCGAAGGCGGGTTCTATGGATTAAATCTACATTATGTGAATCCTGTTGCTCGAGCCAGATTACTCAATGAATTATTTAAACTAGCTCCTAAAGATTTAAAACCAAATAGCCGTTTAACAAAATTAACTTATGACTTATTAAATGGAGTAAGAAAATATAAAGAATTTGAGCCATGTTTTAAAAGATACTTGACTGGTCATGTTAAATCTCAAATGTCAAGAGTACCTATGACAGATTGGGAAACAGCCATATATCTACCAATACAACAGTTTAAAAAGAAAAACTCCAGATCAGTCTGGGCAAAATCCAGAAAGGTTTATCAGAGGTCATAATGTCAATAGATAAGTTAAAAAGTACTATAGGAAAGCGTGGCGGTCTCGCCAAGGCAAATAGATTTCAGGTTATATTTACACCCCCTCAAGGTTCTTTACTAGGCGGCGGTAATCTTCTAGGAGCACTGGTTTCTGGTGGTGGCCTTAAATCATTGATTAATGATCCTAGAGATATATCATTGTTATGTGAGAATGTAACATTACCCGGCAGGAATGTGAGTACATTGGATTATATTGCAGACAAACAAGCAATAAAAGTACCATATACTTTCTTAAATGAAGACGTAACCTGCACATTTTTATTAACCAATGATTACTACATGAAAACTTTATTTGATAATTGGTTAGAAAAGGTATTTGATACTGAGAAGTATCATGCAAAATTTAAAACAGATTTTACTTCGGATGTTATAATACAGCAACTGAATAGTAAGAACGTTCCAGTATATGGTGTTAAGTTAGAAAAAGCTTTTCCTACTACTGTCGCTGGAATTACTTTGGACAATAACAGTGAAAGTGCTGTCCAAAAAATGACCGTAACATTTAGTTACGATAATTATGTACCAGAAGGTCCGTTATCTTCTACTCTATCAGGGTTTAGAAGCGCGATTGAAGGTATATTATAATATAATTTTAGGAGATTATAATGGCATTACCAAAAATGAGTGTTCCTCGCTATACGGTTGAATTACCGTCTACAGGGACCAAGTTAAATATGAGACCTTACTTGGTAAAAGAGGAAAAGGTATTAATGATTGCATTAGAGTCAAACGACCCAGTGCAAATAAGTGAGGCAGTAAGAAGTATTATTCAAACTTGTTACAGCTTAGACAATATGGACGAACTTACAGTCTTTGATGTTGAAATGTTATTCTTACAACTGAGAGCAAAATCAGTTGGAGAAGAAATGAAGATTCAGATTAAATGTAAGGATGAGGAATGTGGTACTATGAATCCATTATCAATTAATATTGATGATATTAAGGTTGTAAAACCGAAAGATTCAGATGGTACTATACTATTCGGAGGATCGGATGGTATTGGTATTAAGATGAAGTATCCTACAGCTGAAGTTATAGGGAAACTTAATCCTGAAAATATAGAATCAATTCAGGGTATAATGGACTTAATTATTGATTGTATTGAAAGTATTTTTGACGATGAAAATGTATATAGTGCAAAGACTGAAAAGAGGTCTGACTTGGTAGATTTTATTGAAAATTTAAGCTCTGAACAGTTTAAATTAGTTCAAGCATTTTTCCAAGATACCCCTAGTGTAGCATATAATGATACATTTAAATGCAGTAAGTGTGGTTTAGAAAATGAGGTAGAGTTAAAAGGACTTAACAGTTTTTTTTCATAGGCCTCTCACATGAGAGTTTGGAAAACTTTTATCAAACCAACTTCGCATTAATGCAACATCATCAATATAGTTTGACTGAACTGGAAAGTATGATACCATGGGAGAGGCAGATATATGTTGCTCTATTAAAACAACATATAGAAGACGAGAATTTAAAACATAAATCCAAAAGTAATGGATATAGAGGTATGTAATTTACCTCTTTTAAACAGAGGACCAGATAATGGCAAATGATGAAAAAGCAGAAGTAAGTATGAGTCGTGCAGAATACGATGCGCTAAATGCTAAGGCCGCAGGCCAAGTAGAAGCGGGTGGTATATATGATTCTAGAGGCTTTAAAACAGTTGAGGGTATGGAAGACGCAGATATAAATGGCGATGGACATATATCTCAAATGGAAAATAAAATGCACTTAGAATTTAAAAGAAAAGAATTAGAAGATGCCGATGCAATGAGAGATGCTCAAAGAAAAATGGCATGGTTCTCATTGGGTGGTATGTTACTATATCCAGCTGCAGTAGTTATTGCAAGTTTAGCAGGATTAAGTGAAGCACAATCAACTTTAGGTTCAATGGCACCAACATATTTTGTGGCAGTTGCAGGTATCGTAGCTGCATTCTTTGGTGCACAAGCATTAGGTAAAAAATAGGAAAAGGAAATGGAAGATAACCCTACACCACCAAGTAAAGACGGTTTAGAAAAACTAGTTGAACTTATGGGCGAGAATAATCGCGCCACATCCGAGATCGAGCGTGATGGTAGAAATACTAGACGACATTTATTAGAGATGAAGAAAATCCAACAAGCTTCGTTGGATATGAGTGATAGGGTTAATACTGGTTTTGATAATTTCTTTGAGACAATGAACGCCAATAAACTTGGTGATGAAGAAAATGCCAATGAAAGATCGAGCATCTTTGAAGAAATCAGAGACGAATTAAAAGAAATGCGCTCATCAGGTATACCACAAAATGGTGGTTCTAGTGGTAGTAGTGGTGGTGGTAGTAGCGGATTTATGAAGGCACTAGGTGGCGCAGGACTTGGAGTCGGAGCAGCTGCCGTAGGTGTTGCTGCAGTATTCGCTTCAAGTGCATTCTTAATTAAAACCATAGAGAGTATGGATGGTAAGAAGATAGTACAGAATGTTGATGATTTATTAGGAATATCTCGATTAGACGCAGATGAATTTGCCGCTGCAGAAGTTTTTGCTACATTAGCTACTATCGGAGCAGGATTAATAGTATTCTCTGCCGGTGCAGGTACAGCGTCATTAAGTCAAAAAGTGATAGACAAGTTTGAAGGTGGCGATTGGCCAGAGAAGATAAAAGAAAATGTAGCTAAATTATTATCTATAGCTGACCTTGATGGTATGTCTGTTGCAAATGTAACGGGTGTTTCAGCTACTATGGCTGCTTTAGGTCTTGGTCTTTTTGCATTTAGTGCAGGGGCAGCAACTGGTGTTGCGGTTGATGGAGTAGATAAGGCAGTTGATAAATTTTCAGGTAGTGGTGGTTTTGCTAAGTCTATTAAAGATAACGTAGAGACACTTCTTTCTATAGACACAAGTGGTGGTAGTAGTTTAAAAATAGCAGGAACCATGGCCGCTTTAAGTGCGGGTTTGATTGCATTTAGTATTGGTTCTGCCACAGCAGTAGCCGTAGAAGGCGCAGATGGAGCTATTGAAAAGTTTTCCAGTGATGGTAATTGGGCAGAAAATATTGTAGATAATATATCTACGTTACTTGGTATTGCAGACGTATCATTCGGTGATGTGGCAAAAACAACTGGAGCACTTGGAACATTAGGTGGCGGCCTTGCAGCATTTGGTGTGGGTTCATTCTTTGCTGGAGTAGGTGACACTGCAATGTCTGCAGATTCAATAGTATCAGAAGTAGATAAACTATTAACCATAGGCGAGAATGCAGATAAAGAAAGAACACTTGCTGCTACTGGCGCACTTGCAGCTTTAGGTTTTGGCCTTGCACAATTTGGAGTTGGTAAAGGTGTTACTGCTTTAGCTGATATTGGCACTTCTATTGTAGGTTTCTTCACTGGTAGTAAAAGTCCTATTGAACAAGCGATTGAAGTTGGACAAAAGGCAGATACAATACAGGCAGGAGCAGATGCATTTAGTAACTTTGCTGATGTGTTTGAAAGAATGAGTACAATGGGAGAGATTTCCATTGAGATGGGTTCTGCAATAACAGACTTAGATGATAATATAAGACTACTTGAAACAATATTACAAGGCGGTACATTAACAAGAGGTAGAAATTTTGAGACTGACGGATTGGCCAATCTCGGAGATGATGTAGATAAAGCAGTTGCTAATTTTAATAGAATCCAAGGTATATTAAGTATGGATACAGCTGATGGCACTAACGCGGCAGCCACACCAGATAATACTGGTGTAGATTTAATGAATATATCCGCAGAGAATGTAGAACTAAGATCAGCCATCGGTCAACAAAGTCCTGTAAATCTAGCCACAGATAATTCAACACAGAGTAGTGTTCAAGCAAATACAACTAATATATTAGTTTCCAAACCTAATAGAACCCAAGAATCCACTACCACTAGATAAAAAAAGGGAGACCGAAGTCTCCCTAAAAATGATGTGGTTACCCACACTTCTTTTTATTAGCTTTCTTTAGCCAGTTTTGCGAAGTATGATAGAGTATCATCTTCATCTGCAGCTGGTTCTTCCATAACAGGTGCGGCTGTTGCCGTCGCTGCCATTGGAGTTGATTCAACCACATTCATTGCTGGCATTTCCATAGCCGGTGCACCCGCATCAATACCAAGAACTTTATTCATCTTAGCTGATAGTTCAGCATAAGTCTTATAGTTCTCTGGTTTGAGAAAGTCTTGTAGTGAATATAGTTTCCCATATACATCTTCTAGTCTTTCTTCATCACCTTCAAATAGTGCAGACTGTTTGGAAAACTCTGACTTGTCATAGTTAACCCATCCTTCTACTTTACGGATTTTGATTTTAAACTCCGCACCTTCCCAGAAATCATAAGGATTAATAGGATCTTCGTCTTCAAATGCAGGTTGCATTGACTCCATAATCTTATCAAAGATTTTCTTACCAAACTTGTATAAGAATACCTTTCCTTCGTTCTCAGGGTTACTAGGATCAGAAACAACGAGCACATTACTTACATAATGTAGTCTACGCTTGCGATCTCTAGCGGTGGCTTTATCTTCTTCACGACCAGAATTCCACAGAACAGAATTAGATTCTGATACTGGATCATCTTGACCAATAGAAGTTAAAGAGTTTTCTATATACCATAGACCAGTAGGACCTTTAAAACCATGATCCCAATACCTTACCCAAGGGAGGTCTTCACCTTCTTTGGCTGGTAGGAATCTGACTACGGCATAACCGTTTCCTGCTTTATCTCTGGTAGGTTTCCAGAATCTATCGTCTCCGTAAGAAGATTTAGAATCTGTTTTAGTGGACACAGCTTCCGCTGCCTTTACGAGTTTGTCGATTGACGAGCCTCGCGAGCTCTTAAGGTTTGCAAATGACATTTTATATCTCCGTATTGCGTTGTATTACGACTCTAATGTAGTCGTTTCTGTTATATTTCACTTTATTCATAATTATACTGTATATTATACATCAAATAAACACATTTGTCAATAGCTTCATGCATTTATCTTTATTATAATTTACAAATGGGGTATACTTTTCTATCTTCCGTTTGGTATCAGGCCATATAATGGTATCTGTTACTTTCTCGGATTCACGTTGTATAAACCCAAATATAGAATTAAGAATAACAACAGTCTCTAAACTAATCTCTTCTTGCATCCATATCTTTATAACCAAGGGTAATTGTCCGTCATTACTCTTAAAGAAATTATCAAACATTTCTCCTTGCTCATTAAGTTTATTTATATCAATTGAAAACACACGATGTATAGATTCTTGTATTCTCTTATGATCCAAATAATTTCTTTCTCCGTCTTCATTAATCATATCACCTACGTAACCAACTCCATTTTTAAAGTTAGATACAAAGTATGTTAATAAATCCTTCTCGTAGTTCTTAGCTAATTTAGCAAAGAAGTACTTATCCCTTCTCTTAAAGAAGGATTGCGGTGATACATTTGACTTATAATTATACTTGATTGCATCATAACCATCTGTTTCAAAATGTAGCTTTAATGCATTATATAGTTTATAAGAATCAAATGGATCCATCATA